TGATTCGTCACACTTCATTGGTAATGTAGGTAAAAAATGTCAGTTAAGAACTACAGGTTCAACTGCAGGTGCTAGTGGAACTAGTGCTGCAACATATAGTATAACAACAACTGCACCTTCATTCTCTTGGTATACCTTAAATGGAACTGATAGGAATGGTTCTGTTACTGGTAACAATGCAACTGTTACATGTTATGTTGGAGATACACTTAACTTTAATTTATCAGGTGTGAGTGGTTCTCATCCATTTTACATCAAGAGTGTACAAGGAACTGGAACTAGTAACCAAGTAAGTACACCAACTGCTACTGGACAAGGATCTACAGGAACTGCAACTGTATCTTGGATACCAAATACTGCAGGTACATACTACTACCAATGTTCTAATCACAATGCAATGAATGGAACTATCACAGTTCAGAATGCACCTGGTGGTAGTGGTGGTGTTGTAGTTGGTGGTATAGATGTGTCTGCATTATCTCAAAGTGGTTGGTTAACTATTCAGGCAGAGAGTGCTGTTAATAATACTATAACTGTACAGAATACATCTAATGCTACTGCAGGTACTACGGGTGGTGGTAGCGGAAACTACTTGGCATTGGTAGATTCTGAATCAAAAACTCATGAAAGTATTGATGGTGTTGTTGCTACATCTACTCAATTAAGATCTCAGACTGATACACAAGAAGCTGCAGGTACTGGTAGTTACACTAATGTCGTTTACTATCCAGTGGATAGTGGTGTTGATTTTAAATATGATGCTACTGGTTCCTCCATAACAACTAAGCGTGGTGTATTCTTCCCGTATGTTGATACTAATGTAACTTGGACAACTGCAGCTGGTACAATAGCAACATATGCTAATGGATCTAGTGTTAGTATTGACTTGGGATTAACTGGAACTACATTCGCAAACGAACCAACTTTTGAAACATATGGGTTAAGCGGAGATTCTATAGCTGCATCTGGATTGGGTTTAGATACAACAACAGGTACTTTGAGTGGAACAGTCACATCAGATTATTTGGACACAACATTCAACTTTACTGTTACTGAAAATATAACTGGAAATGCTCGATCATATAGTTTCACAACTACAGGAACTGGTGTTCTTGTTACTATAACTGGACAACCAAGTAGTGCTTCTGTTGAAGCTGGTTCTGGAAATACTGCTACCTTTGGTCCTGTTGCAGGTACAAGTTCTGATGGATCTACTATTTTATTCCAATGGGAAGTGTCAACTAATGGTGGTGCAGGTTGGTCTAACGTTGCTAATAGTGGTGGGTATAGTGGAGCAACTACTAATACTCTAAGTGTTGATGACGACTTCTTAAAAAACAATTATCAATTTAGATGTAAGTTAAACACGTCTACTGCTGTTACGCCTGCATATACAAACGCAGTTACATTGACAGTAAACCGTGTTATTACTATAAGCAATCAACCAGTTGATTCAAGTCCTGTGTCTCCTGCAACTGCCAGTTTTACTGTTGCTGGTTCTACTTTAGATAGTGCTACTATCAGTTACCAATGGGAAAAATCTGAAGATGGAGATGGTGTTAGTTTTAGTACAATAAGTGGTGCTAATACTACAACATACAATACTGGTTCTACAACATATGATGCTGACTACGGTGACTATTACCGATGCGTGCTATCTGCAACGGGTGCATCGAATGTAACTAGTACTTCAGCAAGAGCATTAGTACAAAGAACAATAAGTATCACAGCTCAACCAGTCAATACTACTGGTGCTGTTGGTGGTACAGAATCATTTGGTGTGACTGCAACTACATCTGATAATGATGCAGGAGACATCACATTCCAGTGGCAAGTATCTATTACAAGCGGTGCATCATGGTCTAATGTTTCTACTGGTACTGGTGGTACTACTGCAACATATACCACTGCTACATTATCTACAACAGAGGATGCATATCAATATCGCTGTTTACTTTCTGCACCAGGTGCAACTACTATACCTTCTAATGCTGCTACCTTACAGATTGAAACTGTAACAGTTGTAGTATCTTCACAACCATCTGACGCAACTGTTAATGAATCTGCTACTGCAACATTTACTTGTTTGGGTGGAGTTACAATGTCACCTGTTGGTGGTAATGCTGCATCATCTTCATTCGATACAGATTCATTTGCTACGCCTAGTTCAGGTGGTGGAGGTGCAGCTGGACAATCAGCTCACGAACCTAGTGTTACGTATCAATGGGAAAAATCTGATGATGGAGTTTCATATACAACCATTGGAGGAGCAACCTCAGCATCATATACGACTGGTGGATTAACATATGCTGTTGATAATAATGATACGTATCGTTGTATTATAAGTGCAGTAGGTGCATCTACACCCGCTACAACAAATGCTGTAACTCTTACAGTTCAAAGAACATTTAGTATTACAGCAGACCCATCAAACGCTACTGCTAATGAAGGTGGTACTGCAACATTTACTGTAACTGCAACCACAAGTAGTGGAGTTCCAACCTACCAGTGGGAGAGATCTGATGATAATGGTGCAAACTTTGTGACTGTTGCAGGTGCAACATCTGCTGCTTATACAACACCAACTTTAGTGTATGCAACTGATGGTGCTGATCGCTATCGTTGTATTGTTTCTTTGGTTGGATCTGCTGCTAATCAAACTTCTAATTTTGCAGTATTAACTGTTTTACGTGTCATTACTATAAGTAATCAACCACAGTCACAAGCTGTTATTGAAGGGGGCACTGCAACATTTAATATTATTGCTGCTATTACTAGTGATGTAATTTCATACCAGTGGCAAAAGTCAACTAATAGTGGGGTTGATTTTATTGCAATTTCTGGAGCAAACTCAGCATCCTATACTACACCTGCATCCACTTATCCCACAACTCCATCAGAACAGTTCCGTTGTGTTCTTACTAACGCAGCTGCACAAACAGTTACATCTAATGCTGCTACATTAACTGTTAATGAATCAGAATTTGTATCTGCACCATCATCCGTAACTCCGTTTGTTGATACTGATACCAGCAAAACTCTTTCTAGACAACCAGTGATTACAACTTCAGCATATGTTTCTGAGTATGCTGGATCTACACACTTCTCTACTTTCTGGAGAATAAGAAGGGTTGTTGATAACGTGACTGTATATGACACCACTGGTTCATTTGTAAATGGTGATACTGGTAATTTGACATCACTTACTGTTCCAGCTGCAACTTTAGAGTTTGATAAAACATACTCTGTACAAGTTAAATTTAGAGACAATGCAGGATTGGAGAGTGCATACACCTCAGCAGTGAGTTTCTCTACTCCACTTGTTGACCAACCAGATATTCAAACTATTACACCTGCATTTAATCCAACAGTTAATGTTAATGCGATAGCAATGAAGACTGGATATCAACACTCCTCTAGTGATTGGCAGTTCTCACCTGCAAATACATTTGCAACAATTGTTCACCAATCTCTTGGTAACTCAACAAACTTACTATCTTATACCTTACCTGGTGCTGTTAACCTTAGTGCTAACACTACATATTATGTAAGAATTAGATTCAACGTTAATCCTACCTAACATGGCCAAAGCTTCAACAAGGCAAGGACTTATAGATTACGCACTACGTCAAAATGGTGCTCCAGTCCTAGAAATAAACATCGAAGATGATCAGATAGATGATCTAATAGATGATGCTATTCAATTTTATAATGAGAGAAACAGTGATGGATACATCAGAACCCACATGAAAATTAAGTGGAGTGAGGCCATGCGTGCCAACATGGTTACTGATACTACTACGACTATTGCATCTGGTACTTCTAATGCTCTTGCTGTTGATTATTCAGAGCAGAATAACTTTGTAAAAATGCCTGAGTACATCACAAGTGTCATCAAGGTATTCCCATTTGTATCTAAGAACGTAACTAACTTATTTGATGTTAGGTATCAGTGGAGATTAAATGACCTTTGGGATTTGACGAACACAGAAATTTTGACCTATGAAATGGTCAACCGTAGATTGGAAGACATATATTACTTACTAGAAGGACAGAAACAAACTAGGTTCCAGTTAAGAGGAAATAAACTTTACTTGGATCTGGACTGGAAGACTGATGTTAGAGAAAATGACTTCTTAGTTCTAGAGTGCTATCGTGCTATAGATCCTACTGCAGACACCGCAGTATATAATGACCTTTGGATAAAGAGATATGTAACTGCACTTATCAAAAGACAATGGGGTGCTAACTTAATTAAATTCCAAGGGGCACAGTTACCTGGTGGAATTACTATGAACGGTGAGTTTATATACAACGAAGGTAAAGAGATGGTACAAAAACTAGAGGACGAAATGCTTACGGTTTATGAAACCATGCCTATGGATATGATTGGCTAATGGCTAGAAACACTTACTTCACACATGGTACTAGGAACGAACAGTTCCTATTACAGAATCTAGTAGAAGAGCATCTCAAAATGTTTGGGATGGATATTCTCTATTGCCCTAGAGAAATCATGCAGACTGATGGTGTGTTTAATGAGGAAGTAATTGGTGAGTTTAATGATGGATATATTATAGAAGCATACCTAGAAAATCCAGAGGGTTTTCAAGGTGGTGGAGATTTACTTACAAAGTTTGGTGTAGCACAGACTGATGAAATAACTATGATTATTTCTGCTCAAAGATTTTCAGATTTGATATCACAGTTTCTTTTATTAGATCCAGATTACAAAGCACCTGAGAGACCACAAGAAGGTGACTTAATATATTTTCCACTTACAAGTAATTACTTTGAGATAAAATTTGTAGAGCATGAAGAACCATTCTATCAGTTAGGAAAGGGTTACGTCTACAAACTGAAAGCAGAACTATTCGAGTACAGTGACGAGCAAGGAGATATATTTGATAGTGATGAGGAACTCGTGGATTACGGTTACACTATCAAACATTACTATCTACCTATCAATGGAACTACTGCTCTTGGAAATGCCACATTATTAAGTGGAGCAATAGATCAGATCTATATCAGTAACAATGGTAGTAAATATAATGAAGCACCTACAATTACTATTGGTGGAGATGGAACAGATGCAACTGCAACTGCATATCTTGCCAACGTAACTTTAAGTGGTGGATCTCCAACATCGTCAGCTGTTATCAGAGCAACAGTTAAAGAAGGTGAGATTAGATCTGTACAGATTGTAGATGGTGGTGCGAACTATGATGAGGATAGAGTAACTCTAGTTGTCAGTGCTCCCGATAGTCCTGGTAGATACGCAACGTTAACTCCTACTTTTACCAGTGGAACATTAACTGCTATTAATATAGTCAATGGTGGTTCTGGATATAAGAGTGTTAAGATAGTTGATGTTACTAATGCAGGTTCTGGATATACATCTGCTACGGTTACATTCTCTGCTGCCCCTTCAGGAATTACAGGTGCATTCACAGTTCCTGAAACAGTTACTGGTAGCACTACTGGTACTACTGCTAACATGGTACAGTGGGATGCACAGGAAGGTTGGGTCAAACTGAAGTCCCCAACTGGATCATTTGCAATAGGTGAATCAATGGTTGGTTCAGAGTCTGGAGCTACAATTGTGATAGATAGTTATGATGAGCAAGCAACTGCAGATCCTAAATACTCTGAAGCTGTTACTTTTGAGACAGCTGGCGATGATATCATGGACTTCAGTGAAACAAACCCATTTGGATTAGCAGGTAACTTATAATGTTAGGTGCATACACATACAACAAAATTATTAGAAAATGCGTTATAGGATTTGGAACGCTCTTTAATAATATAGAATGTAGAAAAGAAAACAAAGACGGATCAATTTATAGTAGGATGAAAGTTCCTCTAGCGTACGGTCCTCGACAGAAATTTTTAGCAAGACTAGAACAACAGGCAGATCTTAACCAAAAGGTTGCGATTACAGTTCCACGTTTGTCTTTTGAAATGACAGGGATATCATATGATGCTACACGTAAATTGAGTCCTATTACATTGCAGTTAAAAGCAGATGGTGCTAACTCTGTAAAGAAACAATATACTCCAGTTCCTTATAATATTGATTTTGAATTAAATGTAATATCAAAAACAAATGATGAAACTTTAGAAATTTTAGAACAGATAGTTCCAGTCTTTCAACCATCTTATCAGATGACTATTAAATTAGTTGATGCGATGTCAGACTATAGAGACATTCCTATTGTTCTCAATAGTATATCTTATAGCGATGACTATGAGGGAAGTTTTGATGATAGGAAAATTACTCTAGTCACAATGACCTTCACTTGTAAAACATATATCTTTGGACCTGTTGGAACTGCTAGTCCTATCAAGAAAGCAAAAGCAGATATCTATACTACTATGCCTTCTGCTACAGCAACCAGACAGGTTGAGTATCAGGTCACACCAAAGGCACTTTCCGACAAGAACAAGGATGGTTCTGCAGAACTTTCAGGTGCTATTACTGCAAGAAACCTCACAATCGAAGTGGTAGATTACAGTAACATTCCTACTCAATCTTATATTGAAATTGGGAATGAAGTTATGTATGTTAAGAGTAAGACTTCTCCAAATAAATTATCTGTCAGGAGAGCTCAGAATGGAACCACTGCAGCAGCTGCAAATGCAGGCACACCTATTGATTTAATAGATGCTACTGATGATGCACTACTAACTAGTGGTGATGACTTCGGATTCTCGGAGAGTACTTCTTATTATGAGTAACGAACTAGATAAAGCATTTGATATTGTTGAATCAGTATCAGAGGTGACACCTGAACCAGAGGTCAAACAACCTCCGAAGAAGGTGGAAGGAAAAGATGAGGTACAAGACGACTATGACTATGCACGATCAAATCTTTACCTATTGGTGGATAAGGGACAAGAGGCTGTCAACGGTGCTCTTGATTTGGCTATGTCTTCTGATCACCCTAGAGCATACGAAGTTGCTGGACAACTCATCAAGCACGTAGGTGATGTAGCAGACAAACTAATGGCACTACAGAAAGACAAGAAAAATGTCAAAGAAGAAAGTGCTAAGAAAGTAGTGACTAACAATTCATTATTTGTTGGTAGTACTGCTGATCTTCAGAAGATGTTAAAAGATGCATCTAAGAAGAAAGATAAATAAACACGTAAAGGACTAATTAAACTCATGGTTATTCATGTACTAGCCGCTGAAGCAGATCTAAGTTCCGCAAGTAATGTTGGTAATGCAACTTTAGTTCGTTTGT